CGTTGGAGGTAAAAAATGCCTTTCAGGGCGTCTCATCCGAGCAGGAAACCCTTGTTTCGTTTTATGGAAAATGTAATGAACGGTTTTACGAGAAAGTCGGTACAAACCGCAAAATGGAAACTTATAAGCGGTATGGTGTGGCATTGAACCATTTGAAAGATTTTCTCAGACAGAAATATCATGTAAAGGACATGCCATTCCAAGCTCTTACCCCGTCTTTCGTTTCCTCTTTTGACCTATATCTCCGTGCAGACCTGAAAATGGCATTGGGAACAGTGAACAACATTATCGGACGTTTGCACAGCGTCATCAAATCGGCACTCAATGACGGACTTTTGCGTAAAGACCCTTTTAACGGTTATACGTTTGATTATCCGCAGATTGTTCCGAAGTTCCTTTCTGAAAAGGAACTGGAACAGATAATGAACACTCCATTGCCGAAACCGAACCTCAATCTTGTGCGTGACGTGTTTCTCTTTTCCGCGTTCACAGGCATCGCCTTCAGCGATATACGCAATCTCACCCAAAAGAACCTTTTGAAAGCGGAGGACGGGATATGGTGGATTCATAGTGCGCGTAGAAAGACAGGAACGCCTTTCCATATTCCATTGCTGGATTTGCCATTGGAACTTATTGACAAGTACCGTGGCATAGCTCCTAATGGCAGACTTTTCCCGATGCTCAGTTGCAGCAAGACGAACATCAATTTGAAAAAGATAGCGTCAATATGCGGAATCGAACGCCGGGTGACCTTTCATCAGGCAAGACATACCTATGCCTCGGTAATCACTCTTTCTCAGGGAGTTCCGCTTGACACGGTACGCGAATTGATGGGGCATCGCGACTGGAGGGCTACACAAATTTATGCGCATCTTACCAATGACAAGGTAAGCGAGGATATGGGCAGGTTGCAAGAACGTATCGGTAACAAGTTCGAGTTGACAGACAATGAAAGGGCGGAAGTTGTTATTTCAACACCCCAAATCAAACGTACCAAAAGGATGAAACCATGAGACAGGAGAGAAAGACCACTTACAATACTTTCGCCGTGTTGTTCTACATCAACCGTCAGAAAACAAAGAAGAACGGCTTGTGTCCGCTCATGGGCAGGATTTCCATCAACACCGAGGTCGCACAGTTTTCAACGAAAATGGAAGTACGACCTGATTTGTGGGATGCCAAGGCATACCGTCTGACAGGTAAAAGCCGCACCGCCAAAGAAACCAATGCCAAGATAGACAAGATTGAAGAGGACATACGCCGTTATTACAAAGAAATTCTTGACGAACAGGGGTATATCACAGCAGAACTTGTCAAGAACGCCGTGAACGGCATCGGGCAACACAAGCGGAAGTTGTTGGAGCTGTATCGTGAGTATATGGAAGACTTTGCCAAACGTGTGGGTATCAACCGTGCGCCAAGCACTCTAAGAAGTCATAAGACATCCTATTGCAATCTTCAGAATTTTATCCGTGAACATTATGGCATTGAGGACATCCCTTTCAAACAATTGGATTATGCGTTCATCGAAAAGTATGACAATTACTTGCGTGTGGAAAAAGAATTTTCAGGCATGACCATAGAAAACCACATCATCATGTTGAAAACAATGACAAGGACGGCAATGGCACAAGGTACAATCCAATACAATCCGTTCGCATCATTCTCGCCTGAAAAGGCGTTGAGGAAGCACCGCCATCTGACAACGGACGAGTTGCAGAGGCTGATGAATACGCCTATCCGGGAAAAGTTCCTGTGTTTTGTCCGCGACCTGTTTGTCTTTAGCACGTTCACTGGCATCGCATATGCGGATATGTGCAATCTGGATGTTTCCAACCTAAGTAGGGATGACCAAGGAAATCTTTGGATAAAATTCAAACGGCAAAAGACAAAAAGCGAGTGCAGCATACTTCTTCTTGATGTCCCACGGAATATCATGGAAAAATACGAGTGCGAACGGAAAAGTGACAAACTTTTCAATATGCCCTGCCGTTCAGCCCTGACCAACAACATGCCTAAACTTGCCAAAGTATGCGGTATAGAACATCGGCTTACCTACCATATGGCAAGGCATAATTTCGGCACCCTGATTACTCTCTCTCAGGGAGTTCCGCTGGAAACCGTATGCCAAATGATGGGACACAAGAGCATGAGCACCACGCAAATCTACGCCCGACTGACCCATCAGAAAGTGGACGAGGACATGAAGAAACTGACACAGCGCATAGGCAACAAGTTCCGTATGCCGGAATGGAACAAGGATAAAGAAAACATCAAAAACATACATTATGGACAGGGGAATAATCACAATTACTGAAAACGGGGCGGTCACGATGCCGACCGCTCCCGTTTGGATGACGCAGCAAGAAATGTGCGATACGTTCAACGTGTTCGGCTGCTATATTCGTAAGGCTATTGCTGCCATTTACAAAAACAATGAATTGTCGGAAGAGGAAACGGTGCGGCACGTCAGGCAGGACGGCAGGATTTGCTATGACGTGTACAGTCTTGAAATGGTGATTGCCGTGGCGTTCAGGTTGCGAAGCCGCGAGGCAATGGCTTTCCGAAAGTTCATCGTGGAAAGGCTGTACACAGCAAGCCGTGAAAAGTCTGTAAATTTGTTCTTTTCGCTGTCCGTAGCCAGCCCACGGTGTTCGTGTTAGCTGTAAAGGATATAACATTACACAAAGAAAGCCGATGGCGACAAGTGAATTGTCCGACATCGGCTTTCTTTGTTTTTGCACATTCAGATTTACGTTTCCAAGCGGTATGCATTCCGATACCCGCTCATCACCATCTTTTCGATGTCGGACTCCTTGTACAGAATTTTTCCGCCCAACTGGTAATAGGCAATCATCCCGTTGCTGCGGTA